TCCTAGTTCTACAACTTTTGTAAAACATTTTTTTTCAACATTTACAGGTCCAACTGGAGAATCTACACAAAATTTGCATAACTCATTTGTTGGTGGTTATTTTAATACAACATCAGCTATTGATGCTATTCAATTTTCTATGTCATCTGGTAATATAGATTCAGGCGTAATTAAAATGTATGGAGTATTGTAATGGCCCTTACTAAATTTAATTTTAATAGTTTTGATTTAACAACAGTTGCAAGCACAGGACTAGCTTTTAATTCTAGTGCTAATGGATTTGATACAGCAGCACCTGGTGCTATGACACTAATTGCAACTAACACTATATCTTCAGGTGTTTCATCTTCAAGTTTTACTTCAGGTATTGATAGCACTTATGATACTTACCTTTTTAAATATATAAACTTACATCCAGCAAGTGATGGAGTTGGGATATCATTTAATTTATCTGTTGATGGTGGATCTAATTATAATGTAACCAAAACTACAACTTTTTTTGAATCACAACATTCAGAAGGTGGATCAGGTAGTTTGTCTTATCAAACAGGTTTAGATATTGCACAAGGAACAGGTTATCAGCAAATTTGCCAATATATTGGAACAGATAATGATCAATCAGGTTCAGGTGAACTTTATTTATTTTCACCGTCTAGTACAACTTTTGTAAAACATTTTATTGCTAGAGGTAATGCTTATTTTGCTAATGATAAAACTTGTGATAATTTTTCTGCTGGATATGGTAATACAACATCTGCTGTTAATGCTATAGACTTTAAATTTACAAGTGGTAATATAGATAGTGGTGTTATTAAAATGTATGGGATAACAAAATAATGGCTCTTAATAAATTAAAGTTTAATAGTATAAATGTTACACCAGCTGCTAGTGAAGCTATAAGATTTAATTCAAGTGCTAATGGTTTAGAAACAGCAAGTGCTGGGGGTAGTTTAGTTAAGATAGCATCTACTACTGCAAGCTCAAGTTCATCTGTTTCTTTTACATCAGGTATAGATAGCACCTATAAAGAATATATATTTGTTTTTAATAATATTCATCCAGCAACTAATGGTGTAGATTTTCATTTTAATGGCTCTATTGATGGTGGTAGTAATTACAATGTTGTTAAAACAACAACATTTTTTAACGCTTCTCATTATGAAAGTGACATTTCAACAGAGTTTGCGTATAAAACAGGAGATGATCTTGCACAATCTACATCATATCAATCTTTAACAAGAACAAATTTAGGTAATGATAATGATCAAAGTTTTAGTGGTATTATGTACTTGTTTGAACCCAGTAATACAACTTTTGTAAAACATTTTATAGCAGTTGACAATCATAGTCATGGAACAGATTTATCTTTAAACGATTATGTTGCTGGGTATTTTAATACAACATCAGCCATTAATGCAATAGATTTTAAAATGTCATCAGGAAATGTAGACGCTGGAACTATAACAATGTATGGAGTAACCTAATGGCTTTAAATTTTTGTAACAATAATTCTTTATCAGCTATAACTTCGCTACCTGCAGCTATTAGTGGTGGTTCTTTAAATTTAATATCTACACAGACAGCTAGTAGTAGTTCAACAATCACAATAACAAGTGGTATAGACTCAACTTACAAAGAATATATAATAAAATTTATTAATATTCATGGTTCAGCAAACTATACGACTTTTGGAATTAATTTCTCTATTGATGGTGGTTCAAATTATAACACAACAAAAACAACATCAGCTTTTTCAGCATATCATTCAGAGGGTGCTTCATATACAAATTTAGGATATTCTACAGGTGGTGATTTAGCACAAAGCACAGGTGACCAAAAATTAAATGTTGGAGATAACACAGGGATTGATGATGACGAGAGTTTGTCAGGAACAGTTCATTTATTTGACCCCAGTAATACGACTTTTGTAAAACACTTTATAGCAACGACAAATATGGTAAGTGGTTCAGGAGAACCACATTCTGTTAATAGTTTTGTTGCTGGATATATAAATTCTACAAGTGCAGTAAATGCAGTTCGTTTTCAAATGGCATCAGGCAATATAGATTCAGGAGTTATAAAATTATATGGCGTTAGTTAAATATAATAATAGATCTATATTAAATGTAACTGCTTTAGGTAGTATATCAAGTGGTGATATGAATTTAATTACAACAAATACAATATCATCTGGAGTATCATCATCTTCTTTTACTTCTAATATTGATAGCACGTATGATACTTATATGTTTAAATTAATAAATATTCATCCAGCAGATAATAATGTTAATTTTACAGTAAATTTTAGAGATGGCAGTTCAGCTTTTGATGCTGTGAAGCAAACCTCAGTATTTTTTGGAAACGGAGTTGAAAGTGATAGTGGTCAGCAACTTGCTTCTTCTGCTGGTTCAGATTTAGCCCAAAGCACAGGTTATCAAAGAATTACAGATACTCTTGGAAATGATAATGATGCTAGTTGTAGTGGAACATTATTTTTATTTTCACCATCATCAACTACACATGTAACTCATTTTTTAAGTAGAGTAAATCTTATGTGGAGTGGTGCTGGACCAATTGATTGGTTTGTACAAGGATATTGTGATGTAACAACTGCTATTGATGGAGTTGATTTTAAATTTGCTAGTGGAAACATTGATTCAGGTGTTATAAAAATGTATGGATTGAGTAAATCATAATGAGTATTATAACTTTAAATAATAGAGCAGTAAAAGATGCAACAGCAGTAGGTAGCATAACAGGACTTGGTAATTTAGTTTTTATATCAAGATCAACGGCTAGTTCATCATCAACTGTTGATATTACATCAGGCATTGATAGCACTTATAAAGAATATATATTTTTTTTTAATAATCTACACCCATCACAATATTCTTATTTTGCTTTTAATGGAACAGATGATACATCTAGTCATTCATTTGATATTACAAAAACTACAAGTATGTTTATGATAGCACATAGAGAGGATGGTGGTGCTGTACAATTTAGTTATCAAACAGGTTCTGATGTTGCACAAGGAACAGGATATGCAAGACTTTCAAACTACACTACTGATTCAGACGCATATTCATCTATATCAGGTTATTTACATCTGTTTGATCCATCAAATACTACATTCGTCAAACACTTTATAGCTACTATGTCAAATAATAATGGTGATGGAAGTGGTGGAAATGAATGGGCACATGCCCCATATACTGGTGGATACTTTAATACAACAGCTGCAATAACAGGTTTATCATTCAAATTTGAATCGGGAAATATAGATTCAGGTACAATAGATTTGTACGGAGTAAATTAATAATAACAATAAGGAGAAACAAACATGCCAAGATATAAAATGGTCGACGGTGAAAGAATCCAACTAACTGCTGAAGAAGAAGCAGCTAGAGATGCTGAAGAAGCAGCTTGGGAAGCTGGTGCTTTAGGAAGAGCACAAGCTAGACTAAGAACAGAGAGAAATAGACTTTTAGCAGAGACAGACTTTTATGCTTTATCTGATGTTACTATGTCAGCTGACATGGAAACATACAGACAAGACTTAAGAGACCTGCCTGAAGGAAAAGACACTGTTGATAAATGTGATAATGTTGTATGGCCAACTAAACCATAGTTAAATGGCTAAACGCAAATCCCTCATAGGCGTTAATAATTTTGTCAGGCAAACGAAAAAAAAGAGACCTGGTAAACACGCTAAGAGACCAAACAAACACGCAAAAAAAAATATGAAACGATATAGAGGACAAGGTAGATAATGGCAACGACAGACGCACCAAATACTACAACTTTACCTGAAGCGGCTATTCAGCCGACAATGACAGAGCAGGATAAAAGTCGTAAAGTTATATCATTAGTAGATACTTTACTAACAGCACCAGTAGCACCAACAGGAACTACAGTAACTCCACAATTACAGCAAGTTCAAACTGGTGAAGTTATGCAAACTGCTGGAGTTCAAGGTTCAGTTGCAGCTGCTCAACCTACAGCTGGAGTTGTACCTACTATTACTGCAGCAACAGCACCTACAGCAACTACTGCAGCAGCACCAACAACAGCAACTCCTGCAAGTATGACAGCAGCTACAGTCGCTGGAGCTACACCAACAATGACAGCTCAAACAGGAACTGTAACAGCTCCTATGACTGCACAAACTGGAACTATAACTTCTGATGCTACAGTTAGAGGACAATTAGCAAATATAACACAAGATATTGAAACATCATTACAAACAGGTTCTGCATTACCTGCTTATTTAAGAGGTGTTGCAAGTGCAACAAAAGCAGCTATGGCCGAAAGAGGTTTAGGTGCAAGCACTATGATGGCAGAAGCATTAGCTGATGGATTATTAACTGCTTCTATACCAATAGCACAAGCTGATGCTGAAACATATAAGCAGATGATTTTTCAAAATCTTAATAATAGACAGCAAGCTGCTATAACAAATGCTAATAACTATTTTCAAATGGATATGGCTAACTTGTCAAATAAACAACAGGCAAGTTTACAAAATTTAAATGTAAGACAAAGTTTTTTATTATCAGATCAGGCTGCATCAAATGCTGCTAGACAATTTAATGCTACAAGTCAAAATCAAGTAGATCAATTTTATTCTAGTTTATCAGCACAAATTACAGA